CGCGGCAATCGCCCGCAATAATCGCCGCGAGCCGAGCGAGCTATTGCTGCTCACTCCTTCAGAGACGTTTCCAGCACTCGTCAATGGTGACCTGTGGTACGTGACGCAGGTCGGAACTGAGCAGATGCGATTGCCTGCCCGTGACGTGTTTCACATTCGCGGACTGAGTAACGATGGCCTCGCAGGGTACGATGTTGTGACACTTATGGCCGACGCGCTCGGCGTGGGAATGGCCGCCCAGCGGTTCGGTGCAAGGTTCTTCGGTGAGGGTACAAACACTAGCGGAGTGCTGATGGTTCCAGGTCATTTCAGCGAGGAAAAAATCCGAAACACTATGGCCGCGTGGGGCGAGATGAATGCGGGGCTGAAGAATTCTCACAAGATCGCGCTGCTGCAGGACGGAGCCAAATACCAACAGACACAGATATCGCCCGATCAGGCTCAGTTTCTTGAGACGCGGCAATATGAGATCCGGGCCACGGTCGCAAATATCACTGGCTGCCCGGGCCATAAACTCGGCGACGACACGCGCACAAGTCACAGCAGTTTGGAGCAGGAAAACCAGAGCTATCTCGACGACTGTCTTGACACATGGCTGTGTGAGTGGGAAAGCGAAGTCAATGACAAATTACTAAGCGACACGGAAAAGGCGAACGACACGCACTTTGCCGAATTCAATCGCAAGGCACTGCTGCGAATGTCCTCGACGGACAGGGCGAACTACTACAGCCGATTGCAGGAACACGGCGACATGACGGTCAACGACGTGCTGCGGGCTGAGAGTATGCCAACAATCGGCGACAAGGGTGACCGGCGATACAGGCCAGCAAACCTGATGGAAATCGGGGAGCAGTCGGACGAACAACAGGGGGGTGATGCAATGCCAAACAATAACGAGGAGCCGCCGCAACAGCAGGCGACAGCGACATTGCGGGCAATGATCAGCACAAGCGTGACGAAGGCTCTGACGATTGAGCACGAACGAGTCGTAAAGGCTGCCAAAAACGAGGCGAACTTCATTGGCTGGATGGACACATTCTACGACGAGTGGTTAGCACATTCCGACATGCCCGCAGACGGAGCACGCGAAGCGCTGGTGGGTCATGTTGCATCTTCAAAGGGGCAACTCCTGGAGGTCGCGGGGTGTGCCACGAAAGACACGCTCGTGAGTGCCGTCATCGATTGCGTGGCGACATGGAGCGAACGCGGAACTACTGTTACGGATCAAATTATGAAGGGGCTGAGTGATGGCAGAAATTAACCTGCACGGACAGATCGGTGGTATGGTCGAGGGCGAAGGTGTCACGGCTGCTTCATTCGCGCAGTCGATCAAGGACGTTGACTCGGACGAACCGCTGACGATATTCGTCAACAGTCCCGGCGGGAGCGTGTTTGACGGGTTGACGATTTATCAGTCGCTGGTGTCGAGGGCGGGTGAAAATCACTTTGTGATACAGGGAGTGGCGGCGTCGATAGCGTAGTCATTCCAATGGCGGGCGACACCATAACGATGGCGCAGTCGTCCCGGTTTATGATTCACGATCCAATGGGGCCGTCGGCAATGGCGTTCGGCACTTCCGGCGATCTGCGAGACGCGGCCGAAGATACGCTGAAGACAGCGCGACTACTGGATTCCATTAAGGAAACCCTGGTTGACGTGTACGCTTCACGGACTGGCGGCGACCGCAGCGTGATTGCAAAGCAAATGCAGGACGAAACGTGGCTCACGGCGGGCGATGCGGTCGAGGCAGGATTCGCTGATAAAGTGCTGCCAAACAAGTCAATTGCGGCGGCTGCAATACTGAACCCGGTCGCACACCGAGCGAAGGATATTGGCGAACTGGCCGCAATTGGCGAACTGTGCCGCACGTTAAAGCTCCGCAATCGCCGCCTTCCGTCAGCGCCGAAACTACGATTGGCAAAGGCAAAACTTGACGAGTTGGCACGTTCGATCTAATATCCAGTAACAACAAGTTCGGATCGCAGAGGCAAGTGCTGAAACAATCCGCGTAATGGCGACAACGCAAGTGCAGCGTCGGTCAGTAGCAAAGAGAAATCTTTGCCAGTGGCCGACGCTGTTTTCGTTGGCACTGGCGTGACACTTCACACAGGAGCCAATAATGGCAGGTAAGATACAGGCACTCGTCGACGAACGAGTCAAACTAATCGAAGACGCGAGGGCATTCCTTGGCGAATGCGAAACGGACCACGACGGACTTACCGATGACGAATCGGCCCGTTGGGATGCGATGCACGAAGACGCCGACAAACTCAAGGCGTCGATTGACGAACTCGAAGCCTCTGAAAAGCAACACGCTGATCGGTTGGCAAAACAACAGGCGGCTGAGGAGGATCTGCAGCGGCTGCGATCTGGTAGTGATATCGACAAGATACGCAACCACGCCCTTCGCAGTCAGGACACGCAGCAGGTCAATGCACCAGCCGTCAATCGCCTTGACGCCGTCAATTCTGTCCTGCAGGATTGGGCTACCAAGGGCCGCAGTGGCGTGCAGGGTGATCAGGGTTTTGCTGATTCCTTCAAGGCTTCCGGTTGCTCATGGGACTCGTCCGAGGGTGGCCTGTTCATTCCTCTGATGAACCAGGCACCGAAGAACCTCGACGATATCCGCAATGCTCAGTCAGTCGGAACGACTACCGCAGGTGGTCATACGACGTTCCCTGGATTCGTGACGAATCTTGAACAGGCCATGCTGCAATTTGGTGGTATGCGTCAAGTGTCAACGATCCTGCGTACCGCAACCGGATCTGCTCTGGACTGGCCGACGGTTAATGACACCAGCAACACTGGTGCATTACTGTCCGAAAATACCCAGGACTCAGAACAGGATGTGACGTTCGGAAATTTGACGCTCGATGCGTACAAGTACACGTCGAAGATCGTCCGCGTTTCTGTCGAGCTGATGCAGGATTCTGCATTCAACATGGGTGCCGTGATTGGTTCTCTGATTGGTGAGCGTCTGGGCCGTATCCAGAACACTCACGCCACGACAGGAACGGGTTCGAGCCAGCCGAACGGAGTTATCACAGCGGCAACGCTTGGTAAGACTGCGGCAGGTGCAGCGGCTATCACAATGGATGAACTGCTGGACCTGCAGGCTTCTGTTGATCCGGCGTATCGTCAGGGAGCATCATGGATGTTCAATGATGCCACTCGCAACTATATCCGCAAACTGAAGTCGACAGACAGCGTCTACCACTGGCAGCCAGGTGCGGTCGCTGGCGATCCTGATCGGTTACTCAATCACACGATCACGATCAATCAGGATATGGCCTCAATCGCAACCACCGCAAAAACCGTGTTATTCGGTGCGTTGGCTAAGTATCTCATGCGTGAGGTTCTGGGTGTGACGCTGGTCCGCATGAACGAGCGATACGCTGATTACCATCAGGTGGCCTTCGTCGCGATTATGCGGTTCGATGGTGACCTGCTGGACGCTGGAACTAATCCAGTGAAATATCTGCAGCAGGCATAAAGCTGAAGTATCGCGGGTGACGACGTTGGGTCGTCACCCGCATCTCTCATACATTTTCAAGGAGCCAATACGATGGCGACCAGTTGGAATAAAGATTATCTATCAGGTTACGAAAACGTAACTGGCGCTGCTCAGACGCTCACGTCTGAAGATCACGGAAAAGTCTTCCGCGTTAATGTTGCGGACTGCGTATTCACGCTTCCCTCAACTGAAGCGGGCCTCGTCTTCCACTTCGTCGTTGACGCCGTGTCGTCCGGTACAGGCTGTTCACTCAGCCCTGCTGCTGCTGACAACATCAACGGTGGAGCGGACAACAAAGACCTGATTAACACTGCTGCGACTGACGTTCAGGGTGACGCCGTCACTCTCGTTGCTGACGGCAGCGAAGGCTGGCTGGCTATTGGGCATCACGGTATCTGGGCCGCAGAATCGTAGGCCACTGAACTCTCCGGGGCGGCATTCGCCGCCCCGGTATTTCTTAAGGGGCACAGCATGGCAGACGTGAAAATCAGACTACTCCACAGCAGTAGTCACCCAGCCGCGAGCGGATCAGCAGGGGATGAAATTACCTGTAGCGAGCCTATCGCAAATCGGTTCATCGAGGGCAATGGCGCGGAACTAATCGCAGTCATTTCAGAACCAGAACCAGCCAAGCGTGCATCCGGTCGCAGGAAGGCGAAGAACACCGATGGCGACTAAGCACATCACATACAGCGTCACTGTCGAGCCTACGACGGAACCAATCACGCTCAATGAGCTGAAGGACCGACTTCGGGTGGCGTCGTGCGATTTCGACAGCGAGATCGAGGATCTATTAACGGCCGGCAGAAAACAGGTGGAGTATGAGACGCATCGCAAACTAGTTACGCAGACGGTGGCGATTCGCCTCGACGACTTCCCATCTGGTGACGTGGTCGAAATGAGATTACCACCAGTATCGGCGGTCACATCTGTGGCATACGTTGACACAGCAGGCGATTCTCAGACCTACGCCGCTTCCAATTACAACACGGATTTCACGAGCACGCCGCCACGAATCATGCTCGTTGACGGATCGTCCTGGCCAGCAGTTAAGAATGAACCGAACGCGGTTACGGTGACAGTCACGGCAGGATATGGCGCGGCGGCGGCTGTTCCGGCAGAAGCGAAGTTGGCGATTGTTGAATGGTGCCGAATGCACTGGGGCAACTGTGACGGCGACGGCAGTAAATACGGAAACTTGATCAACTCGCTGGCGTGGTCTGGATACTGGAAGGGCGCGTGATGCAGCACTGCGTAGCTCAATATGACAAGAAGATCAAAATTGAAAGCCTGACGGGATTAACGGTCGACGCTCACGGGTTTGTTGACAACACGGCCGACGCGAACTGGACAACGCACGAAGCGGCATTTGCATCCGTGCAATCAAAAGGCGGCCGGGAATTCTGGAAAGTTGACCAGGTCAATGCTGACGTGAGTCATGTCTGGAAGTGCCAGTATACGAAGAACCTCGCAGCGGCAACGCCTGACATGAGGCTGATCAACGAGTCCATAACGTATGAGATACTGAGTATTATTGATGTCGATCTATCGCACAGGGAAGTGGAGATCCAAACGAAACGAGCGGTGTAATGGCCGCCACGATCACGGGAGACAAGGCGCTCGACCGCAAGCTGAAGCGAATGCGGCAGAGTGTTCAGACGAAACTCACGAAGGCCGCGATCCGAGCGGGGCTGTCAGTCGCGGCAAAGGAAATGAAGAAGTCGCTACCATCACGATACAAAGACGCCCGAAAGGGCATCGGCTGGGCGCTGAAGAAATCACGCAAGACCGGAATAATGGAGGGCAAGGTCGGATCCACAGTCGGCAAGAAACGAGACCGGATAAACAAGTGGGGCCGGGTAATTCTGGACAAGCGGAAGGCGGAAGGAAAGAAAGGGCTGGGGTTATCGCCTGCGACATTTCATTGGTGGATTCTTGGCAATCGAAACATGAGCGCAAAACTGCCGGGCATGGCGAAGAATGCAATGCGAGGCGGGCAATCAGCAGCAGTCACCAGTGCAATGGCAAAGAAATGGCGTAGTGGAATCATGCGGGAAGCGGCGAAAAAGGCATGAGATCAGGTCTTGTATCACTACTGGCGAACGAATCCACGATCACCGCAATCGTGAGTAGCCGAATTTACATCAGCAAGGCACCACAGGGTGCAGGGTTGCCACACATCGTGATCACCCAAATCGGATCAGACGAATTTCCAGCACTGGACGGAACGCCGAGCCTTAGATTTGTGGACTTCGACATCGACTGTAAAGCGGACAGGTCGGTGACAGCGGAAACACTATCGAAGGCGGTACGGGCGTTCATTGACGATTACACAGGCACAGCGGGACTGCAAACAATTGGGGCGGTACTGCTCAACGGCGAAAGCACAGATTACGAACCGCCACAGGATGGAAGCGACACTGGAATTCACACGGCGTTGCTCGATGTGAACATTCAATATGCACAGGTATAACCATTAACGAGAGGTGATAACATGCCAACGATATCAAAAGGCAGCGTCCTGAAAATCGACGTTGCGACGGTACTGACAGCCGGATCTGAAGTGATCAGCATCGATCACGACGGAGCGGAGAACGAGACATTCAAATTCACAAACCTCAACACGACCGGGGCCGGACACACGTACTTAAGCTCTGGCTACACCGAACCGGGCAACGTGAATTTTGAGCTGTTCTTCCTGCCGTTCAACACAGGCCACCAACAGAT